GACGACCTGATTACCCAGCCGGAGGCAAAGCCGACCGGCCCGGCGACATGGGGGAACGCGGAATGGGCGACCGTACTGGCCCCGCTCCGACCCCGCGAGCGAAAGCTCGTCGAGCTCCGGTTCCGACACGGGATCGCGACGAAACGGATCGCGGCAAAGATCGGGCTAACACAAAGGGCCGTGTGTTGCGTCTTGCGAAAGGCACTCGGCCGGCTCCGCCTCGCCTACCCCGACCCGTCGGACGTACCGCCATGAGAGGGGTCATACCACCGGGCGAGAAGCTCTCGGCGTACCAGCAATCGCTGGTGGCCGGCGAGCTGCCCTATTTGCCGTTTTATCGCCGAAAGTTCGCCGCTTATCTTGCCTACCTCCGGGCCGCCGGGATCGGCCGGGAGGACGCCGACGCCTACATCGTCACCGGGCTGTGCAAGGCGGCCGTCAAGTACGACCCGGGGCGGGGCGTCAAGTTCCGCACCTACGCCCCCAACACCGTCTGGGGGGTTATGACCGACCTCTGCCGTAAGGTGACCCATGCGGGCGGGCCAGACTTCTACCGGGCGACCGGCGAGTCAGACCCCGACCGACGCGGGGGCGGCCGGCATGGCGACGAGGGGTCTGACGGCAAGCGGCCCCGGCACGTCTGGCGGCCCGACCCCGCCGACCGGCCCGCGACCGATACCGCCCGGCCGGTCGAACGGGGCGACACGGAAGAGCAGGTTAAGACACTCTTGTCGCGCCTCGCCCCGCGTGAGCGGGACGTGATTAGGCGGCGGTTCGGGATCGGGCGGAAGCCCCAGCAAATCCGGGAGATTGCCTGCGCGCTCGGGGTCAGCAAGTCACGGGTGGGCCAGGTGATAAACCTGGCACTGAAAAAGCTGGCCGCCGAAGCCTGACCCCGTACGAGGGAACCCGGCCGTTTTCCAGGTCATAGGTAGGCGGCCGCCGGAATTCCCTTTGCCCGACCGGTCCCGCCGTAGTATAAATAATGAACGTCGGGTAGCCGTCCGGGTTCGCGACTTGGACGGCTCAACGCGGCCGGTCGGGGCGGGCGCCGTGCTCACCGTTCGCCTTGGCCGGCCGGCCCGATCCGAGTTGAGCACAACCCATGTCTACTTTGCCTCTCGGCACACCAACGTTGGTGCGGCCGCCATACCCTCCCCGCACGACCGAAGAAGTCCTGTCCCACCTGGATTACCTAGACCTGTTGGTCGCGAAGTTGGCCGCGACCAAAAACCCGCCGGCCGCCCCGCCCCAACCAGAGGGTAAGGCGAAGGCGAAAGGCCGGAAACGGCCCCGACCGGCCAACGGTCGGGGCAAGAACCGGTCCCGGGCCGATAAAGTGAAACCCTAAGTCTGACACACACTTTCGGGTAAAGTGACTTGCAAAGCGAAGGCCCCCTCAAAGGGCACCTTAAAGGCCCCCTTAAGGACGCTCTCGGAAGTGTATTTGAAAATGTTCTTGAAAGTATTGTCGAAATTGTAGTCAAAACTGTCGTCGAAAGTGCCCTCGAAGGCTCTCTCGAAGGGTCTCTCGAAGATGCCATCAGAAGTGCTCTTGCGGGTGCCATCGAAGGCCTTCGAGAAAACCTTCTCGAAAGTCTCTCTCAAAAGAACTCATCGAAGGATTTGGGAAGCGTTTGAGTGGAAGGCTACAGGGGGATACGGGGTACAAGGCAACGGTGAGGCGCGAATCAACCCGACCCGTGAGCGAATCCCCCCTGACGTTTCCCGCCGCACGGTCATACAATAAGTAACGTACACTGACCCACTTTGTGGGTGATCCAATTCACTAACGATTATTGGTATGCCACAGGGTAAACGGGTTGACGAGAGTGCCATGATGGCCATGCTGGCGGAGTACACCCCGCCGAGCAAGGTGGCCAAGGCGCTCGACATCGACATGCGGACGGTCTACGCCAAGATGGCCGACCCGATGTTCAAGGCCCAGCTGACCGAACTTCGCGGGGCCGCACTCGGGCCGACCGCCCTGAACGCCGTTCGGGTGGTCGATGGGGTTGTCGAGGTGATGCGACAGATTGTAGTGGACGGGAAGCTACGGAATGACAAAAAGCCGATCCACGTTTCGATCCGGGCGACGCTCGCCCCGAAGCTAATCGACTGCCTGTTCAAGATTCGTCACGAGGCGTTGGTCGCGCCGCGAATGGCTGCCATCGAGGCGGCTTTGGCGGCGCACGGGATCGACCTACCGCTGGCCGTCCCGGCGGAGAAGTCGGCCGAGTAACTTGATCGCCATGATAAACATGAAGCCATACCGTCTGCCGGCGAGTTGGCCAGTGAATTTTCACTGGCCTTTTGCCATATCTGGCGCCATGAGTGATCCCCCTTGACCGAATTATTGCATTTCTTGTTGTTATTGCAGCTACCTCTCTAGGAGAAGAGAAGGGATCGAGATAGCCTGCAATAACAACAAGAAATACAAAAAATATATATATTATATTATTTACTATATCTATACCCCTATCTTTACCATTATCTGCTACCTGTTTTAGCTAGTTCCGATGCCGTTTTTTTGCCGGTATCTGGCGTCCAAAAAAAGCCGCATCTGGGAGACGTTATGGCCGTTAATCACCTGACCGACCGGTCTTTGTCGGCCTGCGGGTTGTCGTCGGGTCAGGAGGCCGAGAGGTCACCCGCCGGGGAGGAACTCCGGAAGATCGTCAGGCACGCCCGGGAGGGCTTGCTCCGCATGGCCCCGGAACTGGTGGAAGCGAAGGTCCGGGTGCCGTTCGACCCGTCAGGGCTGGGCGAGTTCCTCGAACTGGTCGAAGCGGTCGGCAACCTGAGCATCTTCGCCGAGTGCTACGAAGAACACGTAAACGACCGGAAGTACCGCCTGGACCGCCCGTTCGACAACCAAGGGTAGGGCCGATGTTCGTCGCCAGGCTCGTCGCCGCCGGCGTGCCGACGCCGGCCACCGGGTACACGTACCCGGCCGACGTGTTAACGACCGTCGCCGGCCGGTTCGACGCGCGGCCGGTCTACCTGGCAGAACAGCTGACAAGGGCGGTCGGGGAGGCGTCGGACTGGGCGTTTCGTGAGGGGGCGTTGTACGCCACACTCGTCCTGTATCACGCCCGGGCGTTGGCCGACCTGAGGGCCGGGCGGAAAGTCGCCCGGCCGGACTGGCTCTGCCGAACCGGGCCGGACCGGACGGTCCAAAGTGTCGTTGACATCCGGTGCGTCGTCCTCCGCGAACCCCTGCCGGGCGAGACGTGATGGGCCGCCTTCTGTCCCGCCTCGAAGCGAAGGTGGCTGCCCTCCGGCGGCCCGGGCCTGACCCCCGCCTGGGCCGGTACGTCGGCCGGCCGGGGGACTACGCCCGGGACGTCCTCCGCCGCACCCCGACGCCCCAACAGGAACGCATCTGGGCGTTAGCCGAGACCCCGCCCTATCGCGTCCTTGTCCCGTCGGCGAACAACCAGGGCAAGTGTGTCCACCCGGACGACCGCATCCCGCTAGCGTTGGGACCGATGGCCCCCGCCCGGGAGCTGGCCGGCACCACGTTCGGGCTGCTGACCCTCGACCCGGCGGGCCGGCCGGTGATGGCGGCGGCGTTCGCCGATTGGGACGAGCCTCAACCGATGGTCGCGGTCACGCTGGCGACCGGCGAGCTGATCCGCCGGACGGCTAACCACCCGGTCTGGTCAACCCGGGGCCTGTTCCCCGCCTCGTGGGAACCCGTCGTCCCGCCCGGCCGGTGGGTTGAGGCGGGCAAGCTCAAGGCCGGAGACCTGGTGGCCGTCCCGGTCCTGCGGCCCCACGAGGGGGCCGGCACCCTGTCGGACGCCGAACTGTGCCTCGTCGCGTATATGGCCGGGGGCGGGTACACGAAGAAAAGCCCGGCCACGTTCACCTCGAAGGCGGGACCCGTACTCGACGAGTTCAGGCGGTACGCGGCCGAAATGGGAACGGTACTCGTCCCGACCGAGAGGCCCGACACTTACCGCGTCTCCCGGGCGGACGGCATCCGCCGGAACGGGGCGTGCGGGGTACTCGACTTGCTCCGGCGGCTCGGCATGTACCGGAACTGGTCGTGGGACGGGCACCTGCCGGCGGCGGTGATGGGGGCCAGCGGGCGGGGCCAACGGCTCTTCCTGTCCCGCCTGTTCGCCGCCCGGGGGTGGGTGTCCCCGTCCGGCGAGGTCTGGTTTCGAGCGGAAACCGAGCCGCTCTGCCGGGACGTTCAAGAGCTGCTCGCCCGTCAGGGTATCCGGTCGGTTCTGACCCCCTGGGAACTGACCGTCCCGGCCGGCCCGGACGTGGTGCGGTTCGCCGAGGCCGTCGGGATATTCGGGGCCGAGGCCGAGGTCGAACGGGCGAGATACCTTTCCGCCGTTGACAGGCGGCCGGATTGGGTCACGCTAAACGCCCCGCCCGGCTGCCGGTGGGAGAAGGTCGAGTCCGTCGAACCCCTGCCCGCCCAGCGGTCGGTCGCCATAACCGTACCCGACCGTCACACGTTCGTCACTTGCGTTTACGAACACAACACGTTTGCCGGGGCGTGTTACGCCAGTTACTTTTACGACTGCTATCGCCCGTCAACGACGCTGATTACCGCACCGGTGTACAAGCAAGTCCGGGACCTGATGTTCAAGGAGTTGCGGACGGTGCGGCCGGGCGACCCGGGGTTTTTGCCGAAAGACACCCGGCTCCAGGACGCGCACGACCACTTTGTTCACGGGTTTACGGCGAACACCCCGGACGCCTTCCAGGGCCGGCACGCCGAGCACTTGTGCCTGATCTTCGACGAGGCGACGGGGGTCGGTCGGGCGTTCGCCGACCGGGGGCGGACGATGGCCCAGCCGCACCCCGGGCACGCCTGGTTGTGCTTTTACAACCCGAACGACCCGGCCTCGTGGGTGTACGCCGAGGAGGAGTCCGACACCTGGCACGTGGTCCGGCTGAGCGCCTTAGAGCACCCCAACATTCTCGCCGAGCTGGCCGGCGACCCGCCGCCGATCCCGGCGGCGATCCGGCTCGCCGGGCTGGTCGCCCGGCTCCTGGCGGAGTGCGAACCGGTCGATGACCCGGACCCGCTGACCGACTTCCGGTTCCCGCCGGACGGGACGGACGTCCGCCGGGCCCGGGACCGGTGGCTGGCCTACGGCCTTTCCGACGCGGCCGTAGCCTGCCTGTCGCGGCCGGGCCAGTGGTGGCGGCCGAAGACCCCGGCTTTCGAGGCCCAGGTCTTAGGCCGCTGGCCGCTGACCCCGACGGCCACGCTGTTTACCCCCGCCCTGATCGACCGGTGCGCCAACCGGCCGCCTTGCGCCTTACAGCCAGACTGGCCGGTCGCCATCGGGTGTGACGTGGCCCGGTTCGGGGACGACAAGACGGCCTTCGGGGTCCGGTGCGGGCCGGTCTTGCTTCATGTCGAGACGCACGCCAAGCGGGACACGAGTTGGATCGCCGACCGGGCGGTAGAACTGGACGCCCTTTGGGCCGACCGGCTGTCCCGGCCACGCGGTAAGGCTACGTTCATTGTTGACGGGACCGGCGGGTACGGCGGAGGTGTGGTCGATCAGGCGCGGGGCCGGCTGACTACGGTTGAACTGTTGATGAGCGCGGCCAGCCCGGACCCGAAGGTAGCGCGGATGCGTTCGTACCTGTACTTCCGGCTTGCTGCCCTGGCCGTTGCGGGTATACTCGACTTTTCACGGCTCCCGTCGGCCGACCTGGCGACGCTCAAACGGCAGTTGACTGTTACCCCGTATGAGGATGACGGGGTGAAACGGCTGTTGCCGAAGGCCCGGGTTAAGGAGTTACTCGGCTGTTCGCCGGACGTGGCGGACGCGGTGGCCCTGACCTATTACGGTTGAGCATCTTGTAATTGGTACAGTATGACCCGTCACACCCAGCCTAGTAACGGATGCACGTTCGTCTCGGCGTACCCGTCTGTGCCGGCAGATCGTCCTGTTGCCGACACATTTGATGCCGGATATGGTATCCGTCATCTAATTCAGCCGCCTTGACCGAATTATTGCATTTCTTGTTGTTATTGCGCCTACCTCTCTAGGAGAGGTAAAGGGATCGAGACAGCCTGCAATAACAACAATAAATACAAAAAATATATATATTATATTATTTACTATATCTATACCCCTATCTTTCCTCTTATCTTTTGCTGTACCTTGTCTATCGCCGAAACTAAAGTTTTTTGACTGATCGGCGCGCTAATATTTTACTTGACAGAAAATTAGACTTGTCGATAATCCGAACTTGGTTTGATTGCGAAGTGTTGGCCTGATCTCTCGCGGCCGAACGTCGTACAATTTGTGGCGTATGAGCCGTTACGCCTGGTTCGTGGCCGGCCCGACCGGCAAATCGTTCGTGCCGGTGCCCCCACCGCCGCCGCCGCCCCCACCACCGCCGCCGCCGCCACCGACTGACAGGCTACTGACCGAAACCGGTGATTACCTAACGACCGAAGCCGGTGACTTCCTGATTCAAGAGTAATACCGTGGCAAACAAAAAAATCTCCGAGCTTTCGCTCGTCAACACCTATGGGCCGACGACGTTCCTGCCCATCGTGGACCCGAATGTCGGGGAGACGACGCGGATTCTCGTGTCCAACCTGGTGGCCGGCAGTCCGCACACTCACACGTTCTCCGACCTGACCGACGGACAAGAGGCCGTCGAAGATCACGTCGCCGCCCTGTTCGCGGCCGGCACCCACACCGGTGTCACCGTCACTTACACGGATAACGGGAACGCGGCCGGGGCGCTTAGCCTTGCCGTTACGGGCGGCGGCGGGACGGTAACCAGTGTTGACTTGACAGCCCCGCCCGCCGGGATTACCGTCTCGGGCGGGCCGGTCACTACGTCCGGGTCGATCACGTTAGCTCTCGCCGACGACCTCGCAGCTTTAGAGTCGCTGACCGGTACGAACACGATCTACTACCGGTCCGGGGCGTCGGCCTGGTCGCCGGTCACGATCGGTACCGGTCTCACTTTCACTTCCGGCACCCTGTCCGCGACCGGCGGCGGCGGGACCCCGGGCGGCGCGTCCGGCCAGTTACAGTGGAACGATAACGGGACGTTCGCCGGGACGACGGCTGCCACCTACGCGACCAGTGGTACTCACTTCACGATTACCGCCCAGGCTACGACCGACGTCCCCCTAACCCTCCAGATGGCCACCGGCCAGACGGCACCCCTGTTCAGGGTGGTACAAGACGACGGCACGACGGTCGTCTGCCAGGTGGACAAGAACGGGTACGCCGGGTTCGGGGCCGGCACTTACTCCGCCCCTTTACACCTGTTCTGTCCGGCCAGCGGCCTCGGCCTGCGAGTCGAACGGAACGGTCGAAGGTTCGACATCCAGAACGACGGTACGAACATGTGGCTGGGTACCACCTCCGCACACGGGTGGACCCTGATGATTGGCGGGCAAAACGTAATCACGTTCAACAACACCGCCCAATCGGTCGGTTTCCTGGCCGGAAAGAAGGTCGGGTTCTTCGGCGCCACCCCGGTAGACCAGCAGCCCGGCGGGGCGGCTACCGCCTCCAACACTTACGGCACGACCGAGCAGGAAATGCTCCAAAAGGTCTACGACGCCCTCCGCAACTTAGGGCTGATGAGCTAATGGCCAACGTGCCCGGCGCCTACAGCGGCGTCAAGACGCTCGCCGAGATCGGCATATTGCCCGGAAACTCCGGGACAGCCAACACCGCCGCCTGGAACGCGGCGGTGGGCGACTCCGGCCCCCCACTCACAATCCTCGGGGACACCGCCTCGCCGATCCCCTTCGCCGGCCCGTGCCGGTGGCCGGTCACCCGAAGTGTCATGTTCGACGGCCGGGAAGTCGCTAATCTTCACCAGCAGACTGGCGGACAGCCGGTATTCCAGTTCTTCTTCGACGGCGGGCCGAACGACTGGCAGACGCACCGGGCCACGATCCGGGACGCCACCCTGACGGCCGGGACGGGCGGGGCGGCCTGTATCTCGACCGATAACACCGGCGACCACTACTGCCGGTTTCACCGCATCCACCTGTCCGGGCTGGACCTGTGGACGGACCCGGCATCGACCGAGGCCCCCGGGTACGGGATTGACCTGGTGGCCGATTACTCGATCATCCCGACCGTCGAGCGGTGTGAGGCGTTCTTCGGCTGCCTGATCCGCTGGCGGCCGGGCACCCTTGAGCCGCACGCGACCAGTACCCTGCGGGTGGTCCAGTGCCGGTCCCACGTCGCGGCAAACAGGCGGTACGCCCCGGACTACTGGCTTGACGGCCACCGCAACCTGCTCTTCCAGGGCAACATCGCCGAGGGCGGGTGGGGGTTCGCCCCCGGGGTGGACGGGGTGGCCCTGTACGACGGGGCGACCGGGGTACTGATCGACAACCCCGGCCCGCAGACGACCGTCATATCGCAGCTGTGGTCGGAAAACTGGGGGACGCGATCCAACCCGAACTGGCACCAAACGGTCATCCGCAACCCGTTCTCGGGGGCGGCCGGGGCGCATCAGCCCCGGTCGGTCTATCTGTTCGCGTGCAACGGGTACGTACTGGTCAAAAATCAGTCGGGCAGTCTTGACCCCATGACCGTCTATTCCGAGAAGTCGCCCGGCATGACCCTGGCGACGAGCGGGCTGGTGGACGCGATCGAACGGGACGCCCACGAAATTCGTGACACGTCCAAGGCCGAAAGCGGGAACCGGTACGAGTCGCCGGTCGGGCTGGGCCGGCTGGAGCCGGTCTCACAACCGTTATACGTTTACGCCGGGGGGACCGGGAACGACGGCAACCTGACCCGTGGGACGGGACTCATTTACCCGCACCGGCACCCGGTTTACGGCCCGTGCCTGGCGTTCCGCGGTACCGGGACGGCGTTCGTCCTGCCGGTCGGCCGGCGGCCCGGGCCTGGCCGGCTGTTCCTCGCCGTCAAAGCCGCCTCCCCGCACCACGTCCGCCGGGGCGGCGGGGCTGACGGCCTGTGGGCCAGACTTTTTGCCGCCGGGATCGACCAGTTCCGCCAAGTGCCCGACGGGTTCGCCCCGGCCGTCTTGCACCCGCTGTCTTTGCCGGTAGCCGGAGGTGAGTCGGTCCTGCTCCAGTTCGCCGACTGGCGGTCGGCGATGTACGGCGGGACGTACCAGCAGCCGCCCAGCCCGTGGCTGTTGGTCTACGGGGCGGCGCTCTCGGCCGTCCGCCCGCACCCCCTGGAGCCGGCCCGGCCGGGCGTGGTGAGCGGGTTCGAGTGGACCCCGGGCGGCGGCCCGCCGCCCGGGACTTACGAGTTCGGCGACCGGGTACTCACGCTCAACGGCGGGCTGCCTCATATCTGTAGCGCCCCCGGGACCGACCGGGTCCTATCGCTCACCTGTAACACGACCGCCGGTTCGCCGGTCCTGACCGGCCTGTCGGCCGTCGAAGAGCTGTTGGAAGGCGACTACGTGTCCCTCCCCGGGGTCACCCGTGCCCGGGTGCTGGGCATCGCGGCCGACGGGACAGTGACCTTAAATATGCCGGCCGCCACGACCGCGACCGGCGCGGCCCTGACCAACTGCCCGCCACAGTTCGCCAGACGGCGGGTGTGACCCGACAACGGGCTGACCGTTTCGCTCGGACCGTATTACAATAGGCGACGTATGACCCACTCCGAGCCAGACGCCGAGCTGACCGCCCCCCCGCTGTCCAAACGGATCGAACGGACACTAGAACGTATCGTGCGTGTCCAGGAGGCGACGCTCGACATTTACGGGTCGCTCGGGTACGACTTCCGGGACCAGTTCAACTTCGACCTTTCCGACCCGTTGTCGCCCGGCGGGCTGACCGGCCCGGTATACGCCCCGCCCGTTTTTCAGGACTCTCGCAAGCGGGGCGAGGCCCTGCCCGTCTACCAGACGCAGGCCGAGCTAAAGGTCATCCGCGACCGGTCGCGAATCCTCTGTGCCGCGAACGAGTTCGCCCTGGCCGCCCTCGGGAACCACACGAACTACGTCGTGGGCGACGGGCTGACGTTCACCGCGTCACCGGTTGACCGCAAGGACGCCCGGCACCGCCGGCTGGCGGCCCGGGTGCAGGACTACCTCGACGAGCTGCACGACCTGTGCGACCTGTCCGAGCGGGCGGCGGAGGCGGACTTTGCCGCCCACGAGGACGGGGAGGCGTTCCTCCGCTGGTTCCCCCGGAACGACGGGTTCGTTGACGTGCGGGCGGTGGAACCGGAACACGTCCGCGCCCCGACCGGTGAGGAGTGGGACCCAGAACTGTCGTTCGGCATCGAGACTGTCCCGCATGACGTCGAGACGCCGAAACGGTACTGGGTCGTCAGCGAGCCGCTGGACTCTCTCGACCCCGAGCCGGTGCCCGCGAAGTACGTCCTGCACCTTAAGCGGAACGTCAAGCGGTCGTCGAAACGCGGCCTGCCGACCCTGTACCCGGTCGAACGGAACCTCCGCCGGGCGGAGGAGATGCTGGCGTCCCTCGCCTCGATGGCGAAGACCCGGGCGAAAATCGCCCTGATCCGGAAGATTGCCGGGGTGACGAACGACAGTGCGGCCGGGCTGCTCAAGACGGTGACCGCCGCGAGGGTGAACGACCCGGTGACGGGCGAAAGCCTAAACGTCGAGCGGCTGCGGAACGGGACGATTTTGACGACCGGCCAGAACACCGACTACGAGTTCCCGGCCGCAAACCTGGACGCGGCGTCGTACGTCGAGGCGATCCAGGCCGACCTCCGGGCGGTCGCCTCCCGGCTGCACATGCCCGAGTGGATGCTGACCGGCCTGGCCGACGCGAAGTACTCTAACGCGTTCGTGATCGAGGCCCCGACGCTAAGGGCGTTCAAGCGGGAACAGGCGCGGCTGTGTTCGCTGTTCGGGTCGGGGCGGTTCGGGCCGAACAAGTCGCTCGCCTGGCGTGCCATCGGTCACGCGGTCGAGTGCGGGCTGCTCCCGGCCGACGTGTACGAGTGCGTCTCGGTCAAGTGTACCGGCCCGTCGCTCGAAACCCGGGACAAGCAGTCGGAGGCGGTCACGAACGAGCGGTACAACGCGGCCGGGGTCAAGTCGGTCCGCACGATCCGGGAGGAGATCGGGCTGGACCCGGACGCGGAGGCCGCCCACCTGGCGGCCGAGGAAAGCCGCAAGCGGCGGGCGCGGCTGGCCGACGACCCGACGGCGATCCTGACGGTCCAGAAAGAATACCAGGCGGGCAACGTGTCCCGGGCGGCGGCCGTGGCACTTCTGGCCCTGATGGGCTTTTCGGCGGAAGACGCCGAACGGTTACTGCCTATTGCCGGGGGCGTGGACCGCACGGCGAAGGGTCTTAACCCGTCGCAACCGGCCGGGCCGCCGGCGTCACCGGGGGCGGGCGGGCAGCCCGACGGGCCGTCCGGGCCGTTCGGCCACCAAACGCCTTCTGAGAGCCCGCTCGACTCGCTACTCTCGCCGGACACGGCTAAGCGGCCGCCGGCCGACTTGCTCCGCGAACAGCGATTATCGGCTGAAAAAAAACTAAACTTTGCCTAGGTCCTAGCTTACAATACCTAGCGTATGAGTGTTAACCGTCCAGTCAGAGTACGCCTTTCCGAGGCGGTCGCTTTCGGTCAGGCCGACTCTGGCCGGTTCGACCCGGCCGCCGGTATCCTTCGTGACGTACCGGTGTTGGGCCGGACCTCGCGGAACCGCCGGACCTACACCGAGGCGGCCATCGACGACGCGATCCGGCTGGCCGAGGGCGCGTCCGTCTACCTCGATCACGCCCCGGACGGGGCGACCGGGCGGGCGATCCGGGACCGGTTCGGCCGGCTTCACGGGCTGTATAAGAAGGACGGCAAGGCGTACGCTAAGGAGCTGCGGTACAACCCGGCGCACCAGTTCGCCGAGTCGTTCAAGTGGCATGTGCACAACGACCCGGACGCCATCGGCCTGTCGATCGACGCCGACGGCGATTGCGAGCGGACCCGTACCGGGCTTTCGGTCAAGCGGCTGAACCGGCTTTACTCCGTCGATCTGGTGGACAGCCCGGCGACGTGTAACCTCAAAGAGCAGTACGAGAGGGCGGACATGGGCGAGACGCTGACTGGCCCGGCGGACCCGGTTACCGTGCCCACGGTGGAGGGTCACAAGGACCACCTGATCGATGCCGTTGAGGCGCTACTCCAGGACCTTAAGAACGGCAAACTCGAACTGGCGGATGTCAAGGCGAAGGTTAATGCCTTGCTCAAGATGATCGACGGGACTGACGCCGACGGGGACGGGATCGAGGGGTCCGAAGACCCGGACGACGACGACGATACCCCGGATGACGTGCCGGACGAGAAGCTGGCCGAGGCTTTGCTCCGGAGTTCTGACCCGCTCGCCAAGCGGGCCGGCCAGAAGCTCCGGGAGCAGGCGATCAAGGACCGGACGGCCGCCCGGATCGCCAGGGCGGCTAAGGTGCTCCGGCCTGACCACATTACCGAACAGTTCCGTGACGACCTGGCTAACGCCAGGGACGAGGACCACGCCGACCGGATGATCGCCGACCGGGCGAAGCTGGTCGGCGGCCCCCGGTCGGCCGGGCGGACCCCGTATCGTGAGAAGCCGCTTGACGAGGCGGACGAGGTGAAGAGGATCGCCGCCGCGTTGGCCGCAGCCGACTAACCCGGACCCGCCGGACCCACTGACAGAGGTGTAAAATTATGGCATTCGGTGCGTTCGGCCGGTACGTCCGGCACTCGCCCAACCCGACGACCGTGGTCGTCCAGACGGCGACCGCTGTAAACATCGGCGACCCGGTGGGGATTGCCACCAACGGGGCGTTCACCAAGCCGTCGCAGACGACCTGGAACACGTCGCTCGCCCAGACGCAGGCGGACTTCGCGGCCATGTTCGCCGGGACGTCCGCCCAGTACAAGGAGGCGGGCAAGGCCCGGGTGTACGGGAACGGTGAGGACAATATCATCCGGATCGACCCGCAGGGCGAGTTCGAGGCGACCTTGAGTACTCCCGTCTCGTGCGTGAACGGGATTACGCTACTCGGCCCGGCCCAAGGGACGGGCAACACCTTGCGGGACGACGCCCTTGCCGTCGTCTCCGCCGCCTCACAGGCCATCGCCGTTGCCGTCGAAACGACGACCAACAAGAGTACCGTCCGCTGCCGGCTGCTGAGCCGCCGGTTCCCGGTGGACTCCCCGATCTAACGATACCCTGACCCGATCACAACGCTTGGAGTGTCTAACCATGCCGCGTTACGGCAAACATTTGAAAGAGCAATCGCAGCGGTATGGCTCTCGGAAGACCTACCAGGCGTTGCGGGAGAACTTCGAGACCGGCCGTATGGACCGCAACGGGTGGTCGTTGCGGGAGATGGCCGAGAGTTTTCTCGGGGACGGGTGGGAGGAGAAGCTCCGCCGGCACCGGACAAGGCCCGGGTTCGGCGAGCTGAACGACGTGGCGCTGACGGAAGGTACCGAGGCGATGGACGCCTCGAACTTCGCCGCCATCAGCGGCCAGCTGCTGATCGACCGGATTCGCGAAAAGTACCAGCTCGCGACCCAGATCGGCGACCAGATGTTCGACGTCGATAAGGTTACTTACAACCTGGGAACGCACATCGAACCGTACATGTCCCGGGTGAAGAACAAGTCGAGTATCGTCAACCAGGGGATGCCGTACCCGGCGACCAGCTTCGAGGCCGGGACCTTCACCTACCCGGCCCCGAGGAAGCGGGGGGACATCTGCCGGTTGTCGATGGAGATGATCTTCGCCGACCGGACCAACCAGGCGAGGCAAAGCGCGGATTCCGTCGGCACGATCACCGGTGTCGACGTGGAACTGGAGCGGATGGCGGTCGCCATCGGGATCATCAACAACCACACGTGGAACGACACGACGTATAACACGTATCTGACTACCGGGGCGTGGGTGAACGCGATCAACACGTTCACGTTCAACGACTGGAACGACTGGAACGCGATTACCCAGCTGTTCACGAACATGGTGGACATCGGGACCGGTTTGCCGATCCAGATTAATCCCACCGACGTGTTCGTGATGCCGGCGAAGCTCTGGAACACGAAGCGGATTCTGAACGCGACCGAGGTGCGGGTGGGGAACATCACGAGCGGGGCGGGCACCCAGACGGTCGGCCCGAACCCGATCGCCCAGGCGGGCATGAACCCCCTGACCTCGCCCTATGCCCGGCAGGTGGCGATCAACGGCATCCCGGAGCTGAACGTCAACGGGGCGTTTACGGCCGCCCAGGCCGACACGATCATGCTGGCCGGCGAGTTTAAGAAGGCGTTCGTGTGGCGGGAGGTGTACCCGCTCCAGCTGACCACGGCCCCGCCGATGTCCCCGGCCGAGTTCGAGGCGGACATCGTGTACCAGGTCAAGGCGAGCGTGTTCGGGGTGGCGGCCGTCCGTGACCCCCGGTACGTGTTCCGTGGTTATAACAGCAACGCCTAACGTCAGGCTTTACTCAGAGGTGCTTGCTATGCCCGAGCCGAAGAAGACCGACCCGCCGGCAAAGGCCGACCCGGAAAACCCGACCGTGCCGACCAAGAAGTACCGGGTTTCGCTCAAAGACAACCCGGAGCTGGTCGTCGAGGCGTGGGACCGGAAGGACGCGGAGGACAAGTACAAAGCTACGTGTGGCATCATCAGTACGGTTCACCCGTTCAGTGTCACCGAGGTGTAAGTGACGCCCCTCGAACAGCTCCAGGCGGCGCTCGCCTCGCTGCTGAACGCTTACGCGGCGGCGGTAGCGAACCCGCAGCCGAGCTACAGCGTCGAGGGGCAGAGCGTGTCGTACTCGGACTACCTCACGTCCCTTACGTCGAACATCAAGGCGACTCAGGAATTGATCGCGTTGTTCGACATTACGGAAAAGCGGACGGTGGCGGTCTAGCCGTTCGGCCGGGCGGCCGTCGGGGGAGGGTGTGCCGGACGGTACCGTATGGTCATCGACTTTGACAAGGCGTGGGCGTCGTTCCTGGGCGTGCGGAAGGTGACGTACACGCCCTACCTGGCGGACACCGACGGTCACGGGGCGCCGGTCGCCGACGTTGACGCGTTCCCGGCCGGCGGGCCGGACAAGGACACCGAGGGCGCGGGTGACGCCGAGGTGTTCCACAGCCGCCGGACCTGGCACCTTCGAGCGAGCACGCTCGGCGGGACGCCGGTCACGGAGCGGGGCCTGATAACGGACACCGACGGGTCGGTGTGGGTCTTGCAGCGGGTGCAGTACCAGACGTTCGGGACGCGGGTCCGGTGCGAGTGCGTGAGACGCTGATGTGTCTAGCCGCATGAACGACCTGATGCAGACGGTCGGGGCGAAGTTGATGGAGATGGACCCGCCGCTTGCCCCCGATCTGTCGATCGCGTACCGGAAGACGCCGACGGCCCTCGAAGGCGACACGTTCCCTTTGGTCGTCGTCTCGCCCGGGCCGGACCGGCAGGAGGTGTTTGCGGCGGAGCCGGACGAGGCGTACTTCGCCTACTACCCGGTCCAGGTGACGTTCTTCCGGGCGACGGCCGGGACGGTATCGGACCGGCAGACGATACTGAGGGTTCGGGAGCGAATCCGGCGGAAGCTGTGCCACTATGCCGTATTCGTCCCCGACGGGTGGGACGGCCCGCCGGACGATGTGCAGTATGACGGCCGCCCGCCGTTCGACAAGGCGTCCGTCCCGAGGGGCAAGGACGTGAGCGCCCAGCTGTTCACCTACCGAGTCATCGAACCCTTGACGGAGTGAGCCTTGTCCGCGTACAAACACACCATCGTGGTCAGCGGCGGGGTATCGATTACTGACCAGACGGTTGGGATTTCCGGTACCCCGCCGGTCCAGATGTCTACCATTGCCGACGGGCTGAAGGTGGCGATGGTCAACGTCCCCGCCGCGACGACCGATCAGCCGGTCGCGCTCGCGTTCGATAAAGACAACATCAAGTCCGTCCTGATCACGACCACGAAGGACGTAACGCTTAAGACGAATTCGCCCAGCTCGCCGGCGAACACGCACTTGGTCAAGGCCAACGGGCCGGTCATCTGGACTGAAGATATGTCGGCGGCCAACCCGTTCGCGGCGGCCGACGTGACGGCCCTGTTCCTGACCAACGCTAGCCCGACCGATGAGGCGGTCGTGTACATTACGATCCTCGAAGACGTGTAAGAGGTATCCATGAGCACGGCCGGCAAGTACATGCGGTGCCGCATCCGGGGCATCAAGGGGGTGTCGGACCCGCTGACCGCCGGGGTCGGGCCGTTGTCACCCGGGCAGAACGGGACCGGCAACCCGCCCGGGTATGTGGTCAAGGGGATGCAGCGGTGGACCGTTGCCGTCCGCCCCGACGACCTGGACGCGACCGACGCCGAGCACGACGGGTTCACGAACAGCGACATCGGGGCGTTCACCGCCGAGGTGACCATTGATTTCGTCCACCGGAACGCGAACGGGCCGTTCCCGGCGTTCCTGCCCGGGGCCATCCTGAACGGGCTGGAGCTGTACGCCAACAGTTATAAGAGTCAGGTCGGGTACGTCCCCGACTGGCAGTTCCCGTGGTGCGTGGTGATGGACATGACCCACCCGGTCGAAGTGCGGGGGCAAACGAGGTCTACAATCCGGATCAAGAACAAGGGGCCGTTCCGGGGGCCGGGCCAGCCGAAATGGACCGCCGCCGAACTGATTACCCTAGCCCTGCCCCAAAACTCCCCTGACGCGTAATGATTGCCGGACTGTCCGATATTCTGAACGCGCCCGCCGAGATCGAGCACAACGGGCGGACCTACCAGGTGGGCGACCTGACCCTGCTCGGCCGTGCCAAGTTCGAGCGGTGGCTGAAGGACCGGGCCGTGAACGAGGCCCTCCGGGTGTCGGAGGACGCCCCGGAGGCGGCCCGGCGGATGCTGCTGTCCGAGGTGGCGCAGGACATCGCGTCCGGCGTATACGACTTCGGCGGGTCGGCGTGCGTTAAGGCGATGGCCCAGCGGGCGGGCGGGAGCTACGCCCTATTCCTGGCGATGGAGCAGCACGACCCGACGGTCGAGCTGGCCGACGCGGAGGCCCTCTACGACGCCAAGATCGCCGAGCGGTTGCAGCTGATCGAGAAAGCGTGTGCCGACCCTTTGCCGGGTGGCCCGGCGGAACCGCCGGGCTGATTGCCTGGCTGTGGCACGAGGCCCAGCGGCCGTTCGCCGAGATCGCCCAGATGACCGCAACCCAGATCGCGGCCATCGTCTGTTACCCGAGGGACAGCGACGGCAGGCTTGACCCGGCCGAACAATCGGACCGGACCCCGTACCACGAGGAGTGCCGGCGGTTCCTGTGGCGGCTCGGGCTGACGGACAAGGCGACGGTTGACCGGTACGTCGCCGGGGAGTTGCGATGACCGACACCCCCGAGCAGCCTAAACCGACTAAAGAGGCCGAGGCGGAGGCGTACCTTGGCGGGCAGATCGCCCGCCTGACCGGGGCCGTGCGGACCAACTCGGAGCTGGTCGCCAAGCTGACCGACACGTTCGACCAGTTTCAGCGGGCGACCCGGGCGGTGGCGGCGGGCCTGCCCTCACCGGCCGACCCGTCGGCGGCCTTTGCCGCTACCCCCGACCCGCCCCGCCCGGTCGTCGTGCAACCCCCGCCGCCCGCCCGCAAGCCGACCGACGGTGACGAGGCCGGCCGGGCCGCCGAGGCGGCCGTTCGTGCCCGGCAAGAGGACGCGGCGAAAGACCCTTCGTTAACACAGCAGCTCGCCGAGGTGTTGCGGACGCTCGCCGAGGCCGGCCGCCGGGCGCTCGCGGCCCGGGGCGTCACCCCCGGCCAGTCGCCCGTTCGGACGGCCGTGGGGAGTATGACGGACTGGGCCGGCCGGCAGACGGGTCGGGCGAAAGCCTGGCTCGGCCGTCGGCTGGAAAAGGCCCCCCGTTGGGTCCGGCGGGCGGTCGCCGGGGCGAAGGTCGGGTCGAAGGCCGGGGCGAGGGCCGCGACGGGTGCGGTCGGCGGGGTGGCTGTGGGGGCGCGGGCCGGCGGCACTCTCGGGGCCGTTGGCGGCCCGCTCGGGGCGGTCGGCGGGGCCGTCGTCGGGGTCGTCGCGGCCGCCGGGCTGGCACTGTTCAAGGCCGGGGCGACCGTATTCGACACGCTCGCCAAGTCGATCACCCGCTATTTGAGCCCCGTCGCCCTAATGTCGAGTGCGATCAACTCTCAGACGAGCGGGTACTCCGTGCTCGGTAAGGCGCATCAGGTGCTTGCGAGCGTGATCGGGCTAGTTCTACTTCCCCTGTTCCTGAGCCTGGCGGCGGCCGTCATGTCCGTAGCCGGCGAACTGGCCGGCCCGCTCAGTGAGGCGTCGAAGCAACTGGGCGAGGTGGTCATCCCCGGGACGGTCCGGGCGTTGGCCCTGTTCGTCACGACGATCGAACTTGCCGTCGGGGCCACGAGGGCACTTGTTGACGGGTTCATGGCGGTCTACAACTCGCCGCTTACTAAGATGGCGATGGGCGGGGCGTGGACGACAAACCTCGGCCCCTTACTGGCAGCGGCCGCCAAGGCGGTCGTCGGGCAAAGCCCGACCGCCGCCGCCGCTATGGCGGTAGGCGAGACGGTAGCCTCGGCCGGCTGGCAAGCGATCACGGATCGGACGGAGAAGAACCAGGAACGGCTGACCGGTCGGGGCGGCCGTGCCGAGGGCGGGGCCGGGACGTTTGACGGGGAGGCCGTCATGACCGACCGTCCCCGGGGCGGCGGGAACCGGTTCAACGACATGTTCCGGCTGGCGGTGATGGAGTTACGCCGGGGACTCGGGCCGAAGGCGGAATCCGTCAACATCGCGGACATCGGCCGCCAGGCCCAGCTCGCCGGGCTGAACGCCAGCCCGTTCGAGCAGGAGCTGCTCAAGATTCAGCGGCAGGCGTTGAAGACTTCCGAAGAGTTACTCGCGGTCGCGGAGGAGCAGCGGAGCGAGAGCCGCCGGGAAATCCGGCCGGGGCGTCAGTAATGCCGATCCAGCGTCCGGTCCTGACCCGGGTCGTGGAGGTGGGCACCCGGGACGGCACGTCCACCCGGTCCACGCTCGCCATCGGGGAGGTGTCCGTCACCCGGACGGTCTCCGTCTTGTGGAGTGAGGCCCACCTGGCGGCCCAGCATTACCTCGGGTACTCGCGGATCGCTAACGGGCGGCTGGAGCGGCTTTTGCCCATGTCTCACCCGGACGACACGACGCTTATTTGTACGCGTGTGTCGCTTATCAGGAATCATAAGTTTGTCAGCAAGCGTGGCCAGCGGCGGCCGGTGTACGCCCCGCTTTCCGACCAGTCGATCGGTTCCGCTTACGACAAGGCGATCTTGGAGCTAAACTACGAGCGGCCGATGTACAAGCTGCTCGAAGACCACGAGTGCCCGTCGGACCAGGAATACCTCCGGTATGTGGACTGGGGCGACTCGCCGCAGCCGACGGAGGAGGTGTTCACCATGCCGGGCCACACGCTGAACTTTATCGCCCAGTCCGGGACGCCGTTCGGCGGGAGTGCGACACTCCCGGTCGGGTACAACGTGCCGAAGATATTCCCGATGATTGATTTTCAGGTGACGTGGAAGCGGCTGCCGGCGGAGATATTCGACGTGTATTCCCCCGGCCCGTGGCTCTTGCGGATGGTCGGCAACCCGAACAACCCGTCGATGGTCCCGTACCAGGGGATTGTTAACAAGACGCCGTTCCTGACGTTCCCGGCCGGGACGCTGTTACTGAAGTCGTGGCGGCCGATCCGCAAGCCGGCCCCGTTCACGCTGTTCAACACGCCTTTCCCGGGCGGCCCGGTGACGTGGGTGAGCCCGAGTGTCGAGTGGGACATCGAGTTTACGTTCCGGTATGACCCGAAGGGGCACAACTACAAGTTCTACGTCGATCCGGTCCCGCCAGGAAGTGGACGATCTAATGCGGGCAACTCGGGTTTGTATTTTGTTGGGGCTGGGACGACGTGGTATCCCCCGGGCGGCATCCCGGACAGGTACTCGCTATTCAACGAGCGGGAGTTTGTCAACTTGTTCAGTGTGACGTGACGACGCGGCCGGTTAGTCTTACCGGGCGTACTACGGGTTAACGGTATGCTTTCTGAGCCGAGCCGAGTCCTGTCTGCCTCAGTGACCGGCTCGCCCGTCGGGTTCGTCGGCGGCACCCCGTATACGGACGACCCGGACTGGTTCCCGGTCGTCATCACGCACATCGTCCCTGTGACCGGCCCGCCGGCCCAGGTGCGGTACGGGTTTAGGGAACAGAATCTCAACTATGTTACCGGGGCCGAAACGGACTTGCACGGCGGCCGGCGGTCGAACGGTACTATATGGTGGGGCGTCTCGGACAGAGAGTACCCGTTCTTCGTCGGCGAGGAGGCCGAGGCGCAACGGCACCCTCGATTCCCGCAGCTCTACCGCCTCCGCTCCCGCGCCCCGTATGCCGTCCGCTTCCTGAGACCGACCGGGCCGGCCGTAGGCGGGGGATACCCAGCTAACGTCGAGCGGTACAACGCTAATACGGGTGTGTGGTCAGGCTTTGGGGGGTCTGTCCGCCTAATCAACCCGAACGGCGGCCCGCTCCCGTCCGACCGCAACCCCCCGTCCGGGTTTTTGACGAATACCCGTGTCCCGGCCGTCGTCCAAGACCGAATTACCTCGACGGGCGTCCCGGTGTTCGTCGCCATCATTGCCCCGGGCCTCATGACGAACTGGACGTGTACTAACAATACTGCGACAATAACAATTACCGGCAATGTGTAATGTCAACAATATCGTTACCGTCTGGTGGCTGTTGTTGCGGCGGGGGCGGCGGCGGGGGCGGCGGCCCGTGCCAATGTAACTGGTGCGTTAACAGCAACATGGTCGTCACTATCGGGGAGGGGGTCCCGCAGCCGGGGATGCTCGACTGCTTGGGTAGAGTCATCAACTGTCCTACGCATCAGATTACGGGCACCCCGGGCGGCATATGCGGGAACTGTAGCCCGTATGTCAGCTGGAAACATTTGGAAAACAAGACCGTCGTCTGTGAGCCGTATATCATCAACGGGGTACACGGGACTTGTACTTTAAGATTGTGGATCGGGTACATCGACCCGATCATCGTGAGCACCCCTGTGCCTCCTCATGAGTGGGTGTGCCATGAGTTCTATACCGGGGGCACCGTCGAAGTTCGATGTGATACCGGTTACATAAGTATACTCGTTTACGCATGGACCTGTTGCATCCCCCATCCGCTTGGTTGTCAAGCTGACCCGTTCGCAAGACCGCCGTGGTTGTGTGGAGCCTTGGGCGGCAGTTGGTTTTTCAGTGGATACTACAATGACAGCAGTCCGGTGTCAGGGGAACTAGAATTAGTGGTAGACAATTTAGACCATATTTGGGGCTGCTACAGGATGCCGTTCAGCGCGTTCTGCTCCATAAGCGAGGGCGAGGGCGGCGGTGGTTTTATGGCGATCGCCCCGGAAAGCACGGGGTCGCCGGAGTCGCTACTCACTTTGGCCCCGCCGGAGTCGTCACTCGTTTTGCCCGCCCTGTCCGCTCCGAGAATCGACCGAAACGAGCTTAGAAGGGTCCGTAACCCGTGCGTCCATCTGGGCGAAAAAATGCCCAACGCCCCGTGCGGGTCGACCGCCCACCGGTGTAACCTGTACGGCGACTACACGACCAAGCTCCGGACGTGCCCCGGCGCGAACCGGAGCTGCATGACCTGCCCGGACTACAAACCCTATAATGGGTAACGTATGCCAGTGTTCCGCCGTCGCCCGTTCCAACGAGTCCGTGACATGACCCGTGAGAAGCTGGTCGAAGCCGCCCTCAAGGCCGGGTACGCGGTCCTGATCGCCGTCCTGACCGCCCTGGCCGCCAGGTACGGGTTCGAGCTGAAGCCCGTGCCCGTGA